TCTATATTGTCTATACTTTCGTATTTTCTCTCTAAACTTTTACGCAGTTGTAGTATATCAAATAAAGCACAAGCCATATCTAATGACTGATTTGCTCTATTAAACTCCGTTTGTTCTTCGGGTAAATTAAATTCTAATGTTGCTTTCATTCTGTTCCTTTTTTAATTAAATAATACCATAGCCAAATCATTTTTGACCTTATAAACTCGTATGCGATTAACACTAAAATATATTTCATTTTTTATAAATTTCTAATAGTTCTTTTACTGGCATTTTTGAAGATAATATTTTATTTTCAATTAACCACTCTGCAAATCCAATAGCAAATTCTTCTTTAGTTTGATCTTTCTTTATTTCAAGAACCGTTTCTTTATTGATAGATAATTTTAAACTCTCAAGTTGAGAACCTTTTCCTAAAATTATACCCTCTGGTGATGATTGTGCCATAATTGTTTTTTTTGTAAATGTAATACTTTATTCTATTGTGGCAAAATATTTTCGGTCTAAATTTAGACCGTATTTAAAACATAACTTCTTCTTCAGTTCCTTCTTCTCCAACCATAAACCATTTCATTCCGTTGCTATTACCATCAGTATATTTTAAATCTTTGAACTGGCAATACTTCTGTATGAATATTTGGAATCGTTTGTGTGTTAATTTGAATTGAGCAAAATCGGGATAATCACGCTTGAAATTATCTAAATAAATCTGCTTATCTAATCGTATTCCTATCGGTAGGTTTTCGCTATCCATCGACCATTCGTTAAACTCAGGAGATGTACTGGCAATAAACTTACGCAATTTAGTGTTCTTACTATTTTGAGCAATCAAACCATAAGTAAAATAAGCCTGTAAGCACTCAACCATATAGTTATCAAATCTGTGGAAATCATCCAGATCCCAATCATCGAATAGTTGTCTGCCAAAATCTTGCTCAGGAGTTAATGTCTTGCCATAATATTGTGCTATCTCCAGCTCGTGTCGTCTACGGTCTTGTGAGTGTCCATCTCCTTTGATTGCATAGTTAGTAGAGATTATTACTTTAGGAGATTCGTGTACATTCAACTTGATAGCATCTTTGTTTTTCTTCTCTAATGTAATTCCTTCTGTAATTAAACTAAAGTTATTCTCAAAGTCAAATCCTTTCTTTACATCATCAAACACAAGTACTTTGGTTTCTAACGATATGGTTTGGTACGAGAATTGTTTTTTACTATCGTACTGCTTACCATCTATAATATCAGTTCTTCTAATCTGACCAATCCCTTGTACGAATAATCCTTTCCCAGTTCCTCCTTCAGGAGATTCTGATATTATTTCGTCATTAAGTATTACAGCCTTGTTTTGAGAACGATTTTTATAATTTAATAGTAAGTAACCTATCGTACATTTCATTGCGTCAGAATCGTTGTGTGATATGTTCTCGATGAATTTCTGATAGTCATTGTTAGTTGATTTTGTTTTTACCCAGTTTCTATCCAATATCTGACTTTCCCAAATATACCCATCCATCTCAAAGTATTCCTTCAATTCGGTTTTGGTTTGAGTGATTTCTAAAATACCATTTGAGAATGGAATATAACTTGTGTCTTTAGTGTCCTTGAGCATCATTAAGTCAATCGTTTCTAACATTATCAAGTATTGCTCCGTAAACAAGTTATGATAAGTTGAGCAGTAATTGAACACATCAATATGCTTTCCTTGAAGTAGGTAGGTAAGAACAAAATCCTTAATCCTTGATATTGACGATTCTTTTACCTTATTCTCTTTTATGAATACAAACATTGGCTTGTCTGAACCATTTGGGTAGTGTTTTGCAAATCCCTTTTCCTCCAAGAAAACCTTATACTTTAACGAATCAATCTTTACATTGTCCTTTTTATCTAAGTACCAAAAGTTGTCGTTCTCACTTACTTCTTTTAAATCATCAAATGTATCTTCATCGATATTGTGGATTTTCATTACCTCTGCTTTACCTCTATGCAAGTCAAGTTTAATCCTATCAATTTTCTGATAATCCTCAAAGTACTTGGAATCGAATTGCCTTTTACGGTATGCAGATTTAATTGTATTCTTTGCTTCTTGCTCTGAAAACTCTCCAATTATTACGTTGTTAAGTATATATCCTTCAGCAGTATATTGACTAACTCCATACTCACAAAACGCTCCAGCTAAATCAAACACAAACGCATTACGCTCTCCTTCATTAAACCCTTTACCCCAGTTGAATTTCATTATCCTATCAATAATCTTATCCTCATCAGTTATTGGAACTAATGGCACACGTTCTGAAATAGTAAAACCCTCGTCAACTAATTTTGCATCAAACATTTCTGCATCATAATTAACATATATGTTCGGGTCATAGCTTTCAAAACAAACTCTGTCCACGTTTGAATTTGCAATGTCAAAATAATCAAAATCAAATTTCTTCTGAAATTCTTTGAAGTATTTTGGATGTGTTTCTTTAGTAGCAACTGGAATTTTTACAACTCCTTTTATACCATTCCCTGAAGGAGAAATGAATAATAATACGAAGTGTGGGTTTTGCTTCAATAATTCAAAATGTTCGTTAATTGATACAATATCGGGATATTTGTCGTAATCTACAACCATTAGTCCCGAATGAGTAATCAATCCATTTGAATTTCTTTCGCTAAACTCTCCAGCAAATAAGATACAAGGTAGTTGTTTTTTTAAATCCTCTCCGTTGCGGATGCGTTCGATTAGGTCTTTACTTTTACCTTCTTTTATTCGTGCTACAACCTTTTCGATTGGAACAATAAATGGAACTTCTTTTGATTTTAATAAATCTTTGAATACTGATATTTTCATACTATAAATTTTTTGCCCATTGTTCTGCCATTGCATTAGCTATGCCTTGAAATGTTTTGCTTCTTAATGTTCTTCTTTCCTCTGGACTTTTTGCTTTTTGTAGAGCTTCATAATACCACAACGCTTGTCTTTTTAATTTACCTGTCTTTCTATCATTCCATTCTTTAAACTCTCCCTTTTCAACTATGTCGGTTGGTTCTAAATTAGGTAGGTTTTTCAACCATAAGCAAGTACTCTTTTGTGCTTTATCTCCAAACCAGTAGGGTTGTATTATTTGATTTGGTTTTTTGTATAATCTACTCATTATTCCTATCGGATTTTCAACTGCAATTCTTTCTACATCTGCATTGATTACATCCATAAAGAACTGAATACTTTTTGCTTGACTTCCATCAGCAATCTTTCTTTCAAAATGTCTTGCTCCACTAACTGCTAAATCTGTACAAGGTGGAAAGGCAATCATTAAATCAAATTTAGGCTCTCTTTTAATAACCTCAAACATATCTTCATTAAAATGCCATTCGGGATGACCTCCGCTACAAGGTAATAAATCGCAACTAAATGCTTCATAACCTAAATTCCTAAATGCTTTTGTTACTGCTTGACTTTCTTCACAAGCCACTAATATTCTTTTCATATAATTATAATTTAAAAAGCCTTAACTCATTGGCGTCCACTCCATTCGTCAAGGCTTTTATGGCTATGCAACCAAATTTCTTAAAGCATTGTGGACGATATGCTATTGTTAGATAAATTTTTTAGGGTCTTTCTTACCACGAATGGTAATGTATAAGTTTGTAAACTTATAATGTATTAATATAAGGCTAAAGCCTTATTGGATAAAAAACCCTCTCGTTAAAGAGGGTAATAAAATGTTAGCCTTTCCCGCCTGTTCTACTAACTCGTAAACTATCTTAATAGTCGTACTCCCGATACCACAATCCTGTAAAGTGGATTTGTATTCCCTTTAGTTTTCTTTACTTTCTAAAGCCAGTTACTTTATGCTAAAACTGCATTTCTTCTTCTGCTTCAACCTCAATTTCTGTAACATCAACTTTAGCAAGATATGTTTTAAGATAAGACTCTAACTCATCAAACTTTGCATCAGCATCTCTTGCGTCTAAATCCTCAATATCAGCACCGATTGTGAAGTTTGGTACGGAGAATACAACCTTACCTTTTTTACTCTCGGTAGCAGTTTTTACATTAACCCAAGTACGAGTAATGCTTTGTCTGTTTGCTTTCACAAACTCTCCCCATTGTTGGGTAGCAGAACCTTTCAACTGGATGTTAGCTAATGCTCCATCTTCTAACATAATGTAGATAGATTTTGAGTAGTGTCCACCCGCATTTTTAACACGTTCTTTAATCTCATTGTACAATCCTTTTGCAATCTCTCCGCCTTTAAATGCCTTAACGGTCATTGGCTCTTTAGAAAGATACTTAACCTCATTCGAGAAAATACCTGAAGAACTTGCATCATTCCAACCTTTTACAGTTGATAATTCATCAAGGAAAACAAACTTAAATGGAAGTGGTACTTCAACATTTTTTGCTAATCCTTTGTCGTAATAAGAAAATCCCTTTTGGTCAGATTTCCAATCTAAAAACTTTGTTGCTGGATTTTTACTTCCTCCAGCGAAAACTTGTGTTCTATTGCTCATAGCGATATAAAATTTAGTAGGGGAAATTATGATGCTCCCCCATAACATCTTTGACAAATGTAATACTTATTTATTTACCATCCAAATAAAATTGATAGAAAATATAAAAAAAAGTATTTCTATGTTGTGTTTATTGTAATTATAATCAGTTTCATCAACATCGTATAACGCTCCGAGAATTATTCCGCTTACTGGAGTTATTGCTATTTCTGTTATCATTTTGCTAATCTTATTAAATTAATCTTTCTGTAAATATCATTTACTCTTTCCTTATTTACGCCTTTCTTGTGGTAAAATTCCATAACTCTTAAAACTCTCTGATAAGGACTGTATTTTCTTTTCATAAATATATATAAATTTTTGTTCTTCTTTTGTTCCGTTGCAATGGTCGTAAATCTGATTTAATCCTACCGAATTATCTTTAGCAGCTATCTTTACAGATTCATATACTTTGCCATCTTTTAATCTTTTTACTTTTCTAATAACCGAAACTTCACTTTCGCATTTCTTTTTAGGGATAGGGATTTTTCTCCTTATACATTCTAAAACTACAAAATCATAATTATTCCATTTAGGTCTTGATTTATCCCATAACCTATGCTCTCTGATTCCTGCTTCTCTTAAAATCTTGCTTATTTCGTGGTTTCTCATAGTGATTTTATGTATTGTCCTTCAGGACTAATTAACAACACTATATCAAACTTTCTATCGTATTCAGCAACAACATAATTAAGTATGGAATTTATATCGGCATACGTTTGAATGTACATAAATAATTGATTTCTACTTAATTCAGGTTTATGCTTATACCCATCGAACCTTTCCTTGTAATAAATGTATATTAACTCGGTTGGGTTAGATATTTTTAGATTGATATAGTCTTGTCTTGTCATTTTACAAAATTACAGTTTGTTTTCCAGTTTTGCAACTTAATTTATGAATACCGTTATATTGACCACAATAGGGGCATCGCATCTCCCAGTACTCATCACATTCTCCGTTTGAATTTATCGGTGGGGTAACAAACCAAGATTGTAGGTATTTACTATCCATAGCGGTAAAACGATAACAAAACTCTCGCTTTTTGCAGTTAGTGCCTTTGCATTTAGTTATATCTGCCATATTTACTTATTTAAAAATGTTTCTATTTGTTTAAACAGCCAACCTGTTAAATACGCTTCAGGTTCATCGTTAAATCTATCTAATTCTATTCCCTTGTCTTGATAGATGTAGTTTTTTAAATGCGTTACTTCGTGTGCTATAATGCTTCCATCAGTATATTCAAATCCCATCACGTATTCACTAAACTTATTTTTAACTCTCATAGTTACAGCTCCGTAATCAGATAATGAGCTTGTCTCGTATTTACTCTCCATATAAGACAAATCTTTGTCTAAAATTATAGTAAGTTTACATTGGTAAATAGGAATATCAATTGTTACTTTCTTCATTTACAATAATACTTTAGTTCCTATTTCGTACTTTGCTGGTTGGTTTATTAGTTTTAAGAGTATGAATAAACGCTCTGCTTCTGCATAGTCTATTCTACCATTCTCATCAAAGTAGACTTTAAGACCATTTTCATCATCTTCTATTGTCATTGCAATTTTGCCCTTTATATGGTCGTTCCATTGCTCTGTGTTGCTAAAATAAAGAATATGGTATATTACATCTCCTTGAGTTATTTCTTCGTAATCATACTCATATATGTCGTCTATAAAAATTTGTTGTTTCATATTAAATTGATTTTACCAAGATTTGTAATAATTTTTAAAAGTATCGATAATTCTTTTGATTGCTCATAACTTAATATATTCATAATATTAAATTGTATTCTTTTTCTATCTTCAAAAACTTTGAGAGCAATATCTCCATTACTATAATATAGAGTGTGAAGATTATCATCGCTTAATTCATAATCATACTCGTGTATGTCGTCTATAAAAATTTGTTGTTTCATATTAAATTGTTTTGATTATTCTTCGTGCTTCTGCATCTGATTTTGTTGCTCTGATTCTTTGTATAATTTCGGAGTTGCATAGTTGTTCTTGGAGGATTTTAATTCCATCTACAAAACCTTGTTGATAGAAGTCTAATTTTTCTTTTGGAGCTTCTTCAAGTGTTTCTTTCATCTTATTTCTTTTTAAATTGTTCAATAAATTTTACCAATATCTAATTATAAAAAATAGTATTATTGCAAATAATAAAGATAAATGTGTAAGAAGCCATCCATAAGTATAATCTTCTGCATCAGTTCCATCCAAATATGGGTTTTTATATAAATCAATTAGATTGTCAATTGCTCTATAACTCCAGTATATATAAAGGATTATTGCTATTGGTATTATAATATATCTCATCTTATTTCTTTTTAAATTGTTCAACAATATCTAAACATTGGGCATAGGCTCTTTTAGAAAAGCCTGTTATATTTTCATTGTCATATAACTCTTTAATTTCATTGTAAATTTGCTCTTGTTGCCATTTAGCACCTGTTAAAAAAGCAGATTGTAAATAACCGCTAATATCATAATCATTTACTATTTCTTCTTCTCCATAAAATCTTTCAGCAGCTTCTTTGCGTGTTTCTTTTTTAGGATCTTCAATACTTCTACATTCTTTTGTCAAATAACCTAAACATTCATCTGTACATTCACATTCTTTTTTCATAATTTATTTAATTTGCTTGGTACGGTTATACACATTCCATTATCAAAATACTCGCTTAAAATTCTATCTATTCTACGTTGTGATATGAAAAATACTGTTTCTAAATCCAATGCGCTATTGTTACGGTGGGTAAGGAAGTATTCTACAATCGCAAACCTTTCATTAGCACTTACTAAATTGCGTGGTTTTTTTGCAGTTTTTAGCAAATCAACATCAGAATTTAAGTAATATAACCTGTTATTCAAATTTAAAGGTTCAATATCTAATTTTCTAAATCTTGAAATAACCGTATTCCTGTCTAATCCTAATTTATTTGCTATATTTACTGCGCTTATATAATTTGCCATTATAAGTTTTTTCTTTTATAAATTAATTTAGCATTTAACTTTTTCCTTTCTTCTTTGGTAAGTCTATACATATATCCAAAGAAATCATTGTCAATTACGTATAAATAATTAAAATATACGAACTTATCATTTTGTAGTGAAGTCATTATACTTGTAATTTACTATTGATTTTATTAATGTAATCTTCCTTAATAGCTATTGCTTCCTCAAGTCTTTCTTTAATAAGACTAATCATTTCCTCATCTCTTTTTACTTCTATGGTGTGATGAAATTCCTCGCCATCAATAACGCAGTAATTAAAGAAATATGCCTTGTCAGAATTACTACATAACATTTGCATCTGCATTTGAGCATAGTATTCCTTATCAATATTCTCATCAGCCACAATCTTAAAGAACTTGGTCGCTCTTGGACATTTAATCTCCAGTATCGCATCTTTACCTACAACGCCATCGGGTGATGCTCCTGCGTGTTCCCCATAAGGAAACATAAACGATTCAGTTGCTTCAGGATGTATCTCTTGGAATTTAGCAAATGCTAATGGCTCTAATTCAACCCCACGTTGCATATCTGCCCCACGATAACTATCTTCGACTTGACCGTACAATTGTTCGATTGCTTTCTCAATAGCATAAGTCTTTCCAGTTTCTCCTAACCCTCTAACACCTAAAAGTTTATGAATGGAACTTGCAGTGAATTTTCCATATCGCTCCTTATACCACTCATCTGACCTTTGCTCGTAAGGCAGGTTATTAATTGTTTCAATTTGCTCTATTATTTGATGTCTATTACTCATTATGAATATTTAAAATTAGTATTATTTTTATATCTATTATTTAACATTGATGATAGTGATGAAGCCTTTAAACCATATAAAGCACAAACTTCTTTTTGAGATGAATAAAATACTCCAGTTTCAATATCTATTATTATGTTTCCTCTATAATTATTGCCTAAAGAGTTTTTGGATTTTTTTAATCTTGTTGCTTCAGATTGCTTAATTCCTAAAGACCTTTTATTTCCTATTAATGATTTTGATATTTTTAATTTGTGCGAATCGCTAAGTTTTTTATTTTTAGCAGAATTTGACATTTTTAATTTGCTTTCTTCACTATAAGTACCTGATTTATCATTACTTTTAGTTAAAATACAATTTAATCCGTTTGTCCTTGATATTGAATTATATATATCTTGATAATATCTTTCTTTATCATTTAATTCATTAACATTACACTCTAAAATAATTTCAAATTTATGATTTTCAATGCCATACTTTAAAAAAGAATTAAATAGTTTTGGCTGTAATTTTACTTTACTATTTAACGATTTATATGTTTTAAATCTCCTTTCAATGTCTATACTTTGTCCTATATAAATACTGCTTTTAGGATTTGTAATCTTATAAATTCCTATCATAAAAATAAATTCCCCTTCAATTACACCGCCAAGTGATAAAAGAAAGGGAACTATTAAATTAGTTATCTTGGCGGATTTACATCAAATATACAAAACTTATTTAACATATAATAGTTTTTTTACTTTTATTTTACCATA